TAATTATCAACTTAGTCAATTAAAAACTTACAAACCCACTTCCCAAGAAGATTTTAATGATGTACAAGTACAGCAGGAGCAGCCGAAAGCTCCTCAGCTGGACCAGAAAACTACTGCGTGGCAAGAGCGTAATCAGTGGTATGGTACCGATGAGGAAATGACCGCTGCCGCTCTTGGGCTGCATCAAAAGCTTGAGAGGGAACGTGGTCCGCAGTACGTGGGCACCGACGAATATTGGCAGACCGTTGACACAACAATGAGTCGCCGTTTCCCCGAGTATTTTGGGGAGTCAGAGAAGCAAGTTTCGGGTACTCCGAAGCCCAAATCTGCAACTGTGGTTGCACCAGCTTCACGCAGCACATCCTCCAAAAAGATCGTGTTGAAACAGTCCCAGCTTACGATTGCAAAAAAACTGGGTCTCACCCCTGAGCAGTATGCTCGGGAAGTTATGAAGATGGAGCGTTAATCATGGTACAGAGCAAAGCTATGGGGGATTTTAGTGAGGTTGATGCGGCGCGTGCGCCTCGTCGTAGTCGTGAACAGGCAGAGCGCCCAAAGGTTTGGCAACCAGCTTCTACGCTGCCCGAACCTGATAAGCAGCCCGGATATACGTACCGGTGGGTCCGTGTTTCCACGCTCGGTGTAAACGATGCTCGTAATATTTCTTCTTCTTTCCGCGAAGGTTGGGAGCCAGTAGGAATTGAAGAGCAACCTCAGTTTAGGTTCATGGTGGACCCGGACAGTCGCTTCAAAGACAACATCGAAGTCGCAGGACTGCTGCTATGCAAGGTACCTAATGAGTTTATGGATCAACGTCGAGAACACTTCGACCGGCAAACCCAAGCTCAGAATGAGTCTGTGGATAGCAACTTCATGCGAGAGAACGATCCAAGGATGCCGCTCTTCCGAGAGCGAAACACCAAAACATCGTTTGGTTCAGGCAGATAAGCTAGGAGCTTAAAATGGCATACCCTACTGTTTCGGGGCCTTATGGCCTCATCCCGATTAACCTGATTGGCGGTCAGGTTTTTGCAAGTGCTACTCGCCAGATTCCGATTGGTTCCGGTTCTGCAACGTCCATCTTTTTTGGCGATGTTGTTAAACTGAATAGCTCGGGTACGCTCGACAAGGATGTCGGCACAAGCGCAGCTACCCCCGTTGGCGTTTTCCTTGGTTGCTCGTTTACCGACCCAACTTTTGGCAAGACGTTTCGTCAGTACTACCCAGCTAGCACTGTTGCTGCAGATATCGTTGCATACGTGCAAGATGATCCTGATTGCTTGTATAAGGTTGCTGTCACGGCTGCTGGAACCAGCACTATCGGTGCTGTTACTCGTACTGCAGTTGGTGAAAATTCTGCGCTTATCCAGACGGCAGGTAACACCACCAACGGTGACTCGCGAGTTTCGATTAGCGCTACTACAGCTACTACTTCGACGCTACCAATCCGCATCATTGATGTCATCGCTGAAACTGTAAACGCTTCGGGTTCCTTCACGGAAGTCGTGGTCAAGTGGAATCACGGTATGCATCCGTACTACAACCCGACCGGCGTCTAAGAGGAGTTTAACTAATGGCTATTTCACGCGCGCAACTTCTCAAGGAACTCCTCCCCGGTCTGAACGCTTTGTTTGGTCTGGAATATGCACGCTACGGCGAAGAGCATAAGGAAATATTTGATATCGAAACCTCCGAACGTTCGTTCGAAGAAGAAACCAAGCTGTCGGGATTCTCGGCTGCTCCGGTTAAGAACGAAGGTTCGGCCATCGCATACGACAATGGTCAGGAAGTCTTCACGGCTCGCTACACCCATGAAACGATTGCCCTCGGGTTCTCGCTGACTGAAGAAGCGATTGAGGATAACCTGTATGATAGCCTCTCGGCACGTTATACTAAGGCCCTTGCCCGTGCGATGTCGTATACCAAGCAGACCAAGGCTGCTGCGGTTCTGAACAATGGGTTTGCTGCTTCCGGCTATAATGGCGGTGACGGTGTACCTTTGTTCTCGACCTCGCATCCGCTGGTTAACGGCGGTACCAACTCCAACACGCCTTCAACGCAGGCTGACCTTAACGAAACGTCTCTTGAAGCCGCAGTCATTCAGATTGCTGCTTGGACTGACGAGCGCGGTCTGCTGATTGCTGCGAAGCCGAAGAAGTTGATCATCCCGCCAAGCTTGATGTTTGTTGCTACTCGCCTTCTTGAGACCGAACTTCGCGTCGGTACTTCGGATAACGATATCAACGCCATCAAGAACAACGGATCGATCCCAGAGGGTTATACTGTTAACCACTTCTTGACCGATACGAACGGTTGGTTCCTGACTACGGATGTTCCTAATGGTCTGAAGCACTTTGTTCGTACTCCGATGAGCACCGGAATGGACGGTGATTTCGATACCGGCAACGTCCGCTATAAAGCCCGTGAACGCTACTCATTTGGTTGGTCGGATCCGCTTGGAATGTTTGGTTCGTCGGGTTCGGCCTGATAAACCGC